ATTTCCAACCCAACATCGCGTATTATACGAGATGAGTGCTTCTTTGTATTGGATTCGTCATAAAAACCACACTCACATTAACTAATAGGGTTTACAGAAATGCAGCTAAGTATGGATACGAGGTTTTAAAATGAGTGTGATAATGTCATATGACAGCCTTGTGCTAAACATCCAGCAATATATGGAGCGTAATGATCCAGATTTCATTGCGCAAATTCCTAACTTAATTGCTTTGGCAGAATCTTCAATTGCCGCTGAGTTAAAGACATTCTTACAATTAATTGTGGTAGAAACTAATCTTACGTCAAACGTAGCAGTTTTAAATAAACCTGCTCGTTGGCGTAAAACTGTTTCAATGAAGATTAACGGACAGCCTGTGCTGTTGCGCAGTCAAGATTATATAGCGCAATACCAAGCAGAATCTCAACCAGGCACTCCACTTTATTACGCTGACTATGATTATAGCAATTGGAACTTTGCACCAGTGCCAAACCAAAGCTATCCTGTAGAAATTATCTACTACGCTGAAATTCAACCATTAGATACTTCTAACCAACAAAATTTGTGGACTTCGATTGCACCACAAGCTATGTTATACGGCGCTTTATTGCAAGCACAAGGCTATTTAAAAGCAATAGACAAATTGCCTGTTTGGAAAAGCTATTACACCGACGCACTTGCAGCACTCAAAAAAGAAGATAATTCACGTCGTATTGATCGCAATACAACGATTCAGGAACCATAATAGATGACCACACCAGTATACACCTCACCCTTTACAGGCACCGTTGTAACCCCAACGGATGTATCCTATCTTGCTCTCCCATTTAGTTCAAATCAAGCTCTCTTTTGGCCTTCAACTGTTAATGGTAGCCAAGTTGTTGCTGCCCGTATTATTGATTGCACCCCTTCTACTAGTGGTCTGTCTATCACTCTTCCTGAAGGTGATCAAGGAACACTAGGCGCTGATATTTTATTTCGCAATCTTGGCTCAAGTTCATTTGTAGTTAAAGATTTTTTAGGAGGCAATTCCGTAACTATTGGCGCTGGCGTATCTAAATACTTTTATCTCACCGATAATTCTACAACCGCAGGCACTTGGAACAATGTAACATTTGGAACTGGCACTTCTTCTGCAGATGCAGCCTCATTAGCTGGTGCTGGTTTAACTACTGTTAGTGGCCAACTAGCTACAACTCAAAACATTGCTGATGTTTCTACTGTTCCAGTAATAAATGACGCCAGTCGTGCCGTAACATATAACTGGACAGCTGGTGTTGCTACTTTTAATTTACCTAGCGTATCGACATTGTCGCGTGGGTGGTTTATTGGATTTAGAAATAGTGGGTCCGGCGCACTTACATTTGCACCAAGCTCCCCGCAACTAATTAACGGCAAAACAACTATTGTTACAAATCCAGGCGATTCAGGATTTATTTTTTATGATATTGGTGCTGGTGCATTTATTACAGTTGGTTGGGTAACCCCTAATAACGTAGTGTTTACTTCCGCTACTTATGACGTTGATGCTATTGTTGGAAATACACTTAATCTTGTTTCTAATGCACCAATTATTCAAACATACATAGCACAATCTGGTACTCGCACACAAACATTAGCTGTAACATTTCCAGCAATTACTCAGCTGTACATTTTAGTTAACAATACTAATCAGTCTGGATACAGTGTTACATTTCAAAATCAAGGAAGTAGTCAAGCACCATTGGCGTTAACCACTGGAAACACTTACACCATACTAAGTGATGGTGAGTTTTTATACATTTTAAATTCCTCGTCATCTAGTTCATTTAAAGCTATTAACGGAATTGCTGGAGCACCTTCATATTCATTCCTTAATGACAATTCAACAGGCATGTATTTAACAGGAACTGGTATTTTAGGATTAGCGGCAAACGGCGCCGAAATTATTGATATTAATGCGACCAATTTATCTGCCCCAATAGTGACAGTAAACGGAAGACTATACGCAACAACTCTTAGCGGCGGAACGTTCTAAATGGCGGCTGATAATCAGCAACAAGATACTTCACAATATACTTCAATTTACAGCCTAGCAATACCGGCTGGGATTAAGCGCGATGGTACGCAGTTTCAAAACGACCAATACACAGATGGTGTGTGGTGTCGTTTTCAACGTGGTGATCCCAAGAAAATGGGGGGCTATCGTACGCTGTTTACAAGTAACATAGGTATTTATCGTGGTATGATTTCACAACCATACAACGGCGTAAACTATATTTTTGCTGGTACGTATCAAGAGCTTGATGTATTTACGTGTGGTATTAACTACGGTACAGGTGCCGGTCCGTTTACTGCAAATATTTTACCGGGCACGGTGCAGTTTACTCTTGTATCTAGTGTGACTACTACGTTTGTTGTTGCTGGTGATGTTAGATCTTTATTTCCAAGTGGCACAATAGTAATATTTAGTCAAACTTCTCCAGTTAACTATACAACAACCGGAACGCCGGTATACACAGCACCAAACACAACCGTTACTGTAACCACAACAATTACTGGAAGCCCCACAAGTGTTTGGTTAAATAACACTCCCACGTTTGTTGAAGATCCACAGTCCGGGCCATATCGCATTACTTGGCAGTTTGACTCTCAGTTTAGTCCCCAAGGTGGCAATCTTTCATTGTTTGCGCACCCTGGTTTTAATCTTAATGATATTGATAGCGGTGTTACATCACAAGTATTAGTTGGTAATATCGCTCCGTCAACAGGAAATACTTGGAACTTTAGCGGCTTATCTGATAGTGCTGGGGCCAATCCAACATATCAGCCAATTAGCGTTGATGGTGGTGTTGCAGTACTGTATCCGTTTATATTTGTATATGGGTCACATGGCTATATTGCTAACAACAACGTAAGTAGCACGTATTTAAATCAAAACTTTTATGATTGGAATGGCCCATTAGCCAACCAAGCCAACGTATCTTCTTCCAAAATTGTTAAAGGTATACCAATGCGTGGAGGTACTAACTCACCCGCTGGTTTGTTTTGGGCAACTGATAGTCTTATTCGTGTTTCCTTTAACTCTTCGGCTTCTGGTACCACTACCACAAATCAGTTTTGGAACTACGATATTATTTCTAGCCAAATCTCAATCATGTCATCTAATGCTGTGGTCGAGATGGATGGCGTGTATTGGTGGATGGGTGTTGATCGTTTTTATGCCTACAACGGTAGTGTACAAGTAGTACCTAACGATAAAAATGTAAACTGGCTATTTGACAACATTAACTATACGCAGCGCCAAAAAGTATGGGCAACTAAGGTTCCCCGTTACAATGAGATTTGGTTCTTTTATCCTAGAGGTACTGCTACAGAATGTACCGATGCTATTATCTATAATACCAAAGATAAACTCTGGTACGATTCGGGTTCTGCAGTCGGTTCACAAAGATCCTGTGGATACACCACTGAGATTTTTCCAACACCTATTTGGGCTGATTGGAACTACGCACCATCATTTAGTCAGCCATACACAGTAATAACACATCCAGCTAGTTTACCTGCACCTACTACAGATCAAATGTATCTTTCTGGTGATGTTACTCCTGTATTTAGTCCCGGCACTATTATCACATTTGATAAGACTGCGGACTATAACTCAACATATCAAGTAAGTTCTGCGGTATTTACTATTAACACCACTATTGGTGCCCCAGGTGTTACCTTAGTGACGTTTACAGAAGAGTCACCAATTACAGTTGTACCCGGTGCTTTGGTGTACCAACAAATTGGTGGGTTTACTATCTGGCAGCATGAGTATGGTCAAAATCAAGTAAATTTAAACGATGAAACTGCCGTGTATTCTAGCATTACTACCAGTGATATTGGTTGGTTAACGGGTAACCCAAGCCAAGATGGTTTAGTGGGCGTTAACCGCCGTATGCACTTACGTCGTGTTGAGCCTAACTTTTTACAAACTGGTACCATGTCTATGACCATTTTAGGTCGTAAGTTTGCTTCTAGTGCCTTGGAAGAAGATTCTGGTCCATATTATTTTACACAAGATACTGGTAAAATTGACCTTCGTGTTGAGCATCGTTTAATTCGTTTAAAGTTTGAATCTAACGAAATTAACGGCAACTATGAGATGGGCCGTAACTTGATTACTTGTGAGTTTGGGGACGAAAGACCCTAGAATGCGGCCATGACAATTTATGTCAATAAGAATAACCAACAGTTCTTTCCGTTTGTACCAGAAATGTCAAGCTGGGAAGACTGGAATGGTAACTTTATTATTTACTACGGGCAGTTAAATATACCATATAACCCTGAAGAAAATTGGAAAGACACTGCTAGTGTAATTGCCAGTACGTTTACTTTTTCCGCTTTTCCTGTCCCCACCCCAGATGACTTTGAAAATTGGCAAGATTGGGCTAAAGAAGTAACCTTGATTATTAACGGTAAATCTCACTAATTGGGGCGAAAAAACCCTATTTTTTGCATTAGTAGATGTAGACCACAATTCTATTTAATATGACACCATCACAAATTATTGCTGCGGATCATAAACGATTTGGCCATGGGCCAGATGATACTGCACATCTAATGAAAACAATGATGTTGATGATACAAAAGAATGCAGCCCATTTAATTCAACACGGTGACTCCCTTTTGTTTATAACTAATTTAGATAAGCAAAATGCAGAAGTCAGCATTTTTACAGCAGATTCCCCCTTAAAAATTAAATCCTCACTTAAGTATTTTGTAAATCAAGTAAGACACGCTGGATTTAAACGGATGTACGGCGAAGATGGTGGCCCAATGTTAAATAAAACACTGAAAATTTTGGAAAAATTTGGACTTAATATTCAAAAATCTGATAAACCAGGTTATTTATGGATGGCTGATCTATGAGCGGCTGGAATCCGGTATCCTGGGTATCTGATGCTTTTCAACAAGCTAGTAATGCCGTATCTAATCTCGTTCAAGATGTCGGAAATATTGGTGCTCAACTTGATAAATCAGTACGCTCTGCTGTTCCTGGTGGCTGGGCTACTTTAGGCGTAGCTGCGCTAGCTATTGCAGCTCCTTATTTAGCTCCGGCTTTAACAGAAGGTGCTGCAGTCGGTGAGGGAATAGGTGCTGGTACCGGTATTGGGGCTGGTGCAGGAACTACAACAGCTGGCGTAGGTCTTAGTGCCGGTTCCGCCACTGGCATTGCGGGAACTGAAACTGCAGCAGGACTGGGTTTAGGAACTGGAGCTACGGGTGTCGGAGTTGGTACCGGTGTGGGTTTAACTGGTGCCGGAACTGCTGCTGGAATAACAGGCACAGAAGCAGCTGCTGGATTAGGTTTGGGCGCTGGAGCTTCCGCAGGAAGTGCAATGTTGAATGCTGCCGGAACTGGTGCTTTAACTGGTGGCGCATTAGGTGGTGTAAACAGTGCAATTAAGGGCACACCAATTTTATCTGGTGTATTGCAAGGGGCATTTACTGGCGCATTAACTGGTGCGTCATTATCAAGTTTAACTTCTCCGGCGTTTGCCACTGAGTTGGGTTTAAGCCAACCATTAAGTACCCCCGTTGCTTCAGCTTTATTGACTGCCACTAAAGCAATTGCCGCTGGTGGAAACCCAGCAACTATTTTAGCAAACACAGCTGTTGGCTACGGGCTGAGTAGTTTAGGCGGTCAAGCTAATGCTTCTTTAGCTGATGTTTTACCCCAACCAGTTACCAACACAATTATTGGTGCCGCAACAGGTGCTGCTAATGCTGCTATTAAGGGAACAAACATTGCAGCTGGTGCAGAAGTTGGCGCTGTGGGAGCAGCAGTTGGATCTGGCACAGGTGCAGTTAAATCTGGCCTAAATAGCTTAACTGCACCAACTGCTTCAATACCAAGCAATGTTGACCAAACCACAGCCGATGCGCTATCAAACGGAACTATTTCTGGATTGACTTCCGGAGCAACAGATGCTATGCTTGGTTCTCAGTTAACTACTGAGGGAAACATACTTGGAAATACTGCAGCAGATCAATTAAGCCAATATACTTCTGCGCAAACAACGGCGCAAAACCAATCAGATGCAACTAACACTGCGTTAACAAATGCTCAACAAGCACAAACCGCGTTAAACAATGCTATAACAAGCACGGGTTACGATAAGCAATATTCTGATTTACAAAATTTGCAACAAACAGCAAGTACATCATATACAGCTGCTGTAAACGCTCAAACAGCTTGGAATCAAGCATACGCTGCGTACCAAGCAAATCCAACTCAAGCTACTGCAGATGCTGCTAATGCTGCTGGAGCAGCATATACTACGGCTGCAAATCAGTTTACACAAGACAATACTGCATTTAGTACAGCAAATACAAATTTACAAAGTTTATATCAAACTTCTGTTGCACCGTTAGAGACTGCAGCAACAACCGCTACAAATACACTAAATACTAATTTAGCAACATACAAAAACGATCAATCTACACTAAGCAGTATTGCCAATCAATTGGGCACTACATTAGGCGGGTTGTCTCAAATTGCTAATGGTCAGTTAGTATCCGGCATGAATGTACCAGATGTAACAGTTCAAGCACCGTCTGCTATTATTCCCCCACCAAGCGCCAATACTGGCCCAAGTACAACACCACAAGAACAGGTTGGTCCATTGCCAACTTCTTCTAATTTAACATCAAATACTGCGGCAAGTCCAATTGATGCTACACAAACATCTCCTGCAGCAAATACAAATGCTCCGGCTGCGACACCAACTCCAACCGGCGTTGTAATTGGTGTAGACCCAATAACAAACACAGCCTCAGTGCTTGGTACAGATGGTAGCGTAAACACCATACCAGCTACAGGTATAACAAACGGCAGCACTGTAACATTGGATTCAAATGGTAGCGTAATTGCCTCAGATTCAACTACCACACCAAACACAACGTATGCTCCAGTTGCAGCTACAAATACAACAAATTCAGTAACAGATGTTGGTGGCGGGGCATCTACACCGTTAATTAGCACCGTTGGGCAAACTTTATATCAAGATAAAGCAACAGGTCAATGGCTACCAGTTCCAGTAACTGGAACACCATCAGATACTAGCGGGCTTTCTCAAAACACAGATTCCGCTAAAGGCCCTGCGCTAACTGATGCACAAATTGCTGCTGGAAATGAATTACAGTCTAAATTAGATTCTGGTCAAATAACACAGGAACAATACGACGCACAAATGGCGTTTATTTTAAATAATGCTGCAACAACACCGGCAGACACTACTGCTAGTGATTTAGTTGCTAGTATTATCGCAAGTAACACCGGAACAGTGGGTTCTTCTGGAACTGGAACAAATACAGGAAATAAAGGAACGAGCGCAGTTTCAACACCAACACCGGGAATAACAGGCACATCTGGCGGCACAGGGGGTACTGGTACAGGACCGGGTGCTGTAACCGGTGGAACAGGAACTGGTAGCGGTACAGGAACAGTGGTTGATAACGCAACGCCAGTACCGACACCTATAACTGCTCCGGTAACTGCTCCAGTTACTACTGGCGGAACTTCTACAGCAACTACAGCTCCTACCACACCAGTTACCACTGGTGGGGCTTCTACATCAACCACAACGCCTACCACAACAGGTGGCGTATCTAATGTGGCAGCAGATGCTGGAGCAGCAGCTGTTGTAGCCTCTATTTTAGCTGGTACAGGTACAGGTACAGGAAGCGGCACTGGTACAGGTACAGGTACAGGAAGCGGCACTGGTACAGGTACAGGTACAGGTACAGGTACAGGTACAGGTACAGGTACAGGTACAGGTACAGGTACAGGTACAGGTACAGGTACAGGTACAGGGA